CTGTTGACATTTTACCACTCATTGGGAGGACAGGCAATCAAAGCAACGCAGAGAAAGCGAGGTAATACAATGCGGGAAAATCTACGTAAAGCAAGAAAAGCCGCTGGTATGACACAACAGGCTATGGCAGACAAATTGAAAATAAGTCTTGTGTATTATCAAAAAATTGAAGCAGGTGACCGCACAGGAGACTATTGGATTTGGGACACCCTTGAAGATATTACCGGAATACATCAACGGATACTCCGAGAGACTTCAAATAACTGTCACGCCCCAGCAAGTAATCTGTAGGCACCTCCAAAATATCCGCAATTTTTATAAGCATATCAAGTGACGGGCACCGCTCCCCTTGTTCATACTTTTGATAGGTATTAAGCGCGATATTCAACATATCAGCAAATCTCTGTTGTGTAAGTTTACGTAGCATACGCATTTCCCGGAGCCTTTTATTAAACATTATTTTTTCCTCCAAAAGCCTCTTGACATTACATACAAATTGTACTATTCTATATTCAAACAATCTACATACAATACGTATGTAACAAGGAGGACGAAATCAATGAATGTCAGCCAAAGACGAGACCTTTACTTAGCAAAAGACCCAACCGCTCCGTTGTGCGTAAACTGCAAACACTTTTACGCTCATTTTTTTCTAAACGGAGAATATGCAAATTCAGGCCATTGTGCAACGCCAAGGCTTAAATTGAAGTATGGTTATGACACTTGCAAATATTTTGTACACAAATAAAAACAGCCGCACTCAGGCGGCGGAAAGGAAGTATTTCGTGGAACCAAAATTTAAAGTCGTTCCCGTGGCAATGGACTTCAATAAACTCCTACCTTCCATTTTAGGAATGACAGAAAATCAATTAATAAGTGAACTCAAACGAAAAATTGATGAAAAAAGGAGGACAAGCACATGAGCACAGAAATGACAGTGGCGTTTATCGTTCTGGCGGTATGGAGCGCCGTATTCACAGCGGCATATATTGGCGAGCGGTACCGAAACCGGAAGCTGAGGAACGCTTTAAAGAAGAAAAGGAGCCAGTACATAAGAGAGGTGAGTTATGGAAATGAAACAATCCATCTGTGACAAAGACTGCTTTCACTGCCGTTTTTCAGATTGTGTTAACCACTACGGCCCATATACTGAGGCGAAAGACATTAAAAAGGCTTTGAATGGGCAAAAGAAAAGCCGCCCCATGACGGAACGGCAATTATTTCTTCATGAGATAGAATCTTCTATTATGTCCATTAAATGAATAGGGTCAAGTTGAAATAGTGTACAACGTTGTGCAATGTCTAATACAATCTCCAAATACATAGAAACATCTGAAATGAATACTACATCTATTTGTATATTTTCAGTCATATCAACAGCTTTAATTCCATATGAAATGTACCTTCCCACGTATGGGTGAAAAAGTGATTCTTTAACAACCAGGTACACGGTCAAATAAATCCTCCTCATTTTTAAAAATTCCCACATCTAAGTCGAAATAAACCATTAACCTCAGCAATACAATCGACCCAGGCAACACTAAACCTTTTTCGATTTGCTGATACCATCGCACCGATATGGATACAATATCAGCTACTTGTTCCTGAGTAAGAGAGCGCTCTGATCTTGCGTGATAAATTTCTCGTGCAAATGTTGACTTTATTGACATTGACATTTCCTCCTTTGTTAAGAAGGATAAATCAATCTGTGACTTAACGCCACGAATCATGAATTCAGTTTATCAAAAATGACGAAATTTTTCGAATATTGTCGAATTAATCCTATCCTTCTTATGACTAAAGGATACATGAAAACTCAATAAAATCCTGTTCCTTAAATAAAGGTTAAAAAAGCCGTCCTGTAATATTCACAGAACGGCAGTGAGATCAACCTACTTTATGAAATTCTTTCTCATGTTGTGTCAGACGCTTTTCACCAGAAGAAATATCCTCCCAAGCCATCTTCAAACTGGATTCTAGAGAATCAAAGCGGTCGTTCATTTCTTCTCGCATAGCGTTCATTCCAACACGCAATTCTTCTTGGCCTTGTTCCAAGGTTGCTTGACCCTGTTTTAAACTTGCAATATCTCCTTGCATCTGCTCTAAAATAGCAAGAATCTTTTCTTCATTATTCACATCAATCCCTCCCTATTCAATCCATGTTTCTACTATACCACGGTATGCTACCCCGGTCAATCTCATTTGTTGATTTCCGGCTTATCCGTCCGACCTACTAAATAGTCGATGGATACGTCGAAGTAGTCAGCAAGGGTAATGAGTTGATCAAATGCTGGGTTTCTCTCGCCGATTTCATAGCTTTGTATTCCTCTTTCGCTTGCTCCAACTTCAACAGCAAGCTGCTTTTGTGTTAGCCCTTTTTTCTTACGAATAATCCTAAGTCTTTTTGCAAAATCGTTCATGTCATATCCTCCTTAAAAAACTGGGGATTGACACGCACAAACAATCGTGTTATTATAAAAGCATAACACGTACAAATATGCGTGTTCAATCTAGAAAGCGAGCGGGTGATGAAAAATATAAAATTGATAGAAAGACGCAACAAAATAGGCCTTACGCAAGTAGAAGTTGCAAAAAAGGCCGGCGTTTCAGAACGCGCCTATCAGAGTTATGAAGCGGGGAAACGTCAGCCAAACGTTCAAACCGCTAAACTGATAGCCAAAGTATTGAAAAGCACAGTGGAAAAGCTTTTCTAAGGAAAGGATAACACAAAGGCAAAAAAAGGACAAGCAGAAAGGAGCAAAAACGTGGATTACGAAAAGGAAATTGCAATATTGCGGCAGGAAATTGAGGAATTGAAAAGCCGAAAGCCAAAAATCATTAACACTACTTTCTATAAAATAGCGGATCAGGAATGCGATGAATTTTTCGAGCGGGTTAAACAGGAAAATCAAAATTATTCAGGCCGGTTACTTTGCAAAAACGCCGCAAAGGACGCTTATTGTGAACGGCACAATTTATTTGGAAAAGATAGAAAAACTCCTTCCAGATACATTACTTCGGAAGAATCCGCAAAAGAATTTGTCGCTTTATTCAAATTGTTTTTAGCTATTTATCAAGGCTACTTAAAGAATGGAGTAAGATATAATGCCAGTTAATAATAAAGAAAAGCCGCCCTCGCGACTGGCATCACGAAGAGCGGTTGAAAGGATTGAATACATATTGAAGAACTTAAAAGAAATAAAAATGACAACTGAATTGGGAAAAGTCAATTTTTTACTAAGAACTGGAAATTGGATATTAGTCGACGTGGTAATCAAAAAGCGGAATATAGAGTTTATTTTAGGGAAAATCAATTAGCAGCCTAAAACAAATCCAATGGATTCTACGTACCCATCAATATCATTATCACGTTGTTTCACCGTATCAATAAGGACATATCCATTTTGTAACATTTCATTTGCTTTGGCAATTGATTCAACAAACTCAATGTGTGTGATTTCTTTTGATATCTGCATAAAACCAACTCCAGTCTTAAAAATAGAGCTGCTCAGGAACGGACATTCCAAAAGCAGCACACGAAAACAACTGCATATATTTTAAACCAAAACAGGAGGTTTGTCAAATGGACGATAAAGAGTTAATCGTATATCTTTCAAAAAAGGTTGCTGAACTCGAAAAGGCTCTTGACCTTGCGGAAAAAGAAAGCTTGTACTTCTTTAACAAATATAAGGAGTTAGAAAATGAGCAGAAGCAATGACAGCGGCCTGTTCCGGGCGGAATTTGAGTACCTGTACGATACCGATAACGAGGAACCGGAAACAGATAAAAGCCCGGAATACGAAGCCCAGGAGTGGCTGAAGGAGGTATATTATGCCTACCAAAGAAATAGTTGAATTCACCCGATACACTGTCCCCATAGAGATCAGATTTATAAACGGCCTGGAGTGCTGCGAGTGGTGTAATCATAGTTTTATGAACATGAAACGGCATTTTGAATGTGACCTTACTCATGAGGAAATGTCCAGCCCTAGAGATTCTATTGGGTGGAAGTGCCCGGTCAGAAAATTGGAAAAGGAGGAATAGCGTTGGGAATTCCCGTGTTAATTTTAGGGGAATCCGGCTCCGGAAAATCCGCGTCGCTTAGGAATTTCAAGCCCGGAGAAATTCTGATTTTTAACGTGGCAAACAAACCGCTGCCGTTCCGGGAAAAACTGGATTGCCTGGACAAATCAGGATACCGGGCTATCTTTGAAGAATTTAAGGCCCAAAAATACAAACGGTATGTGGTGGACGACAGCCAATATCTTTTGGCGTTTGAATCGTTCGCAAAGGCAAAGGAAAACGGATATCAAAAATTTACGGATATGGCCCTTCACTTCTACTCTTTAATCAAAACCGTTACAGAAGGACTTCCGGACGATACCGTGGTGTATTTCCTGCACCATGTCCAAAAAACTGACTATGGAATAAAAGCCAAAACCATCGGTAAAATGCTGGACGATCAGTTGACCGTTGAGGGATTGTTTTCAATCGTTCTCATGGCTGAGTTTGACAATGGACGCTATTATTTCCGAACTCAAACCAACGGAAACGATACGGTAAAAAGCCCTATCGGTATGTTTGACCGGGAAATTGATAACGATCTGAAGACAGTCGATCAAAAAATCCGGGAATACTGGGGGATTTGATATGGCACGGTTTATTGATTTCCGCCCGGATCATTCTGTCCCCGGCCGGAGGGAAACCGGGAAAGAATTTATAAACGCCAAATATATTAAAAAGGTGTATTTGGTGCTGCCGTTTCGGAACGAAATTCGGATTGATACGGTAGATAAAAATGGAAATACCCTCTCTTTTACCGAGCGGTATAAAAACGCTAAAGATTGCAGAGCCAGAATGAATGAGCTAAAAAGAAAATTAAACATATTTTAGGAGGTACATAACAATGAAGCCAGTAAACAATTGGGAACAGGTAAAAGCAGCGTCGAACCGCCAGCAGCTTCCAAAGGGCGGGTATGTCTGCAGGATCATGAATGGTGAGATCAAGACGTTTAATGGAAAAAACGGCCCTTTTGATTGTCTTGAAATCAGCATCGATGTCTCGGAAGGTGAATTCAAGGATTTTTACGCTGCGGATTACCGGGGACAGAATCAGGAAGATAAAAAATGGCGGGGGGTCTTGCGTCTTTATGTCCCCAAGGACGACGGCAGCGATATGGACGAATGGAACAAATCCAAGCTGAAGGCCGCAACCAACGCGGTTGAGGACAGCAATCAGGGCTATCACTGGGATTGGAACGAAGCCGGGTTAAAAGGAAAGCTTGTCGGCTGCCTGATTCGGAACGAGGAATGGGAATACAACGGGAGAACAGGCTGGAACACAAAACCCTTTAAATTTGTGCCTGTCTCTGATATCAAAAACGGAAAGTTTGAAATTCCAAAGGACAAGCCCCTGAATAAAAAAACATCTGATTCTGATGATTCTGAAACCGTAAGCACCAATGCCGGAATCGATTCTTATCTGGAAGACCTCCCGTTTTAACCGATGGACCATTTTGATGTGAAACGTTCCCTGGACAGCATGGTGATCCTTGTGGATACCAGGGAGCAGGATACACCTTCCCTGCGCCGAAGACTGGAGCTTATGAACTGCCCCTGGGAACGCCAAAAGCTGGATTTCGGGGACTATTCCGCAAAATGCAGACTGCCTAACGGGGAATGGCTTGACCTTTCCCCAAAGGTAGCAGTCGAACGGAAAATGAGCTTTGACGAGCTGTGCGCCTGCTTTTGCAGAGGAAGGCAGCGCTTTACCAGAGAGTTTGAGCGTGCCAGAGAAGCAGGAGCCGCCGTTTACCTGTTAATCGAAAACGCCTCCTGGGAAAACGCGCTCGCGGGAAAATACCGCAGCAAAATGAACCCAAAATCGTTTATCGCAAGTATGACGGCATGGCTCGCCCGGTACCGCTGTCAGCTCATATTCTGTAAATCGGAAACGACGGGAGTTTTAATCCATGAAATCCTTTACCGGGAATTAAAAGAGGTTTTAGAAAGTAAAGGAGGAATCCAAACTGATGAAGTGTGTTGAACATAAGGTTATTGAATATCTTTGTGACGACTGCGGGGAACCTTTGGGAAACCATGAAGGGAACCCATATATTTCAGACGGCGAAAATAATTACTGCTATGATTGCGCTTTAAAGCATAGATTAATTGATGCTGACGAATGGTTATTTGCCCACGGTATTTCTATTTACGATCACGCGGTATATAAAAACGGAGAAATTATCGCCTATCAAAAGTGGGGAAAAAGTTTTCGAAGAGATGTGGTGAAAATGTTCGATGAGCAAGGAAACCGGATTTGATTACAGTGACCGCGAGTTTATCAAGCTCAACCGAAAAATCCTGAATTGGCAATGGTATTCAGATCCATGCACTAGAGATGTTTTCATTCACTGCTTATTAAAAGCAAATTGGAAGCCTGGAAAATGGCATGGGTACCAATACCAACGCGGGCAGTTTATTACTTCCCTTCCTAGTTTGTCGTCCGAATTAGGGTTATCAATAAAAAATGTGAGAACCGCACTGGATCACTTAAAATCGACAGGCGAACTGGCAGACTGGCACGATTCAAAAATCCGCATGATTACTGTTGTTAATTATGAGCGGTACCAATCGAACGGCAGTCTAAACGGCAGCCTGTCGGCAGGCAACCGGCAGGCGACCGGCAGGCAACCGGCAGGCGACCGGCAGCAGTATAAGAATAATAAGAATATAAAGAATATAAAAGAAGAAAAGAAGGCGGCTGCGCCGCAGGAGGTATTCCCTCCGGGAATTGAAACGCAGGAAGAGCTGGAAGCGTTAAAGGCCAGACTGAGGGAGTGAGAAAATGCCTTATGAATTAAAGCGGGAGGATATCCTTGGTTTGGCTCGGAGGTTAAACGCCGAAACACATGAAAAGGGAGAAGAGCTGTTTTTTAAATACTGCCCTTTCTGCGGCGGGGACGGCCATGACCGTAACACCTTCAGCATCAACCTGAAAACCGGAATGTTTAAATGCTTCCGGGCTTCCTGCGGAAGACAAGGCCATTTCGTACAGATGGCCAGAGAGTTTTCTTACCCTTTGGATTTTCAAGCGTCCGGGAAAAGCAAAACGGTTTACAGGGCGCTTCCCCAAAAAGAAATCCAGGTGCGCGATCCAGCTGTCATTTATCTGGAATCCAGAGGGATCAGCCGGGAAACCGCGGAACGGTATCAGATCACTACCCGAAAGGATATGCCGAATGTTCTGGCTTTCCCTTTTTACGATCAGGACGGCGTGCTCCGGTTCGTGAAATACCGTAAGACGGATTTTGATAAATTCAGGGATAAAAACAAGGAATGGTGCGAAAAGGACACCATGCCGATTCTGTTCGGAATGAAGCAGTGCGTTGATTTTGGGACACTGGTTATCACAGAGGGACAAATCGACAGTTTAACGCTGGCTGACTGCGGGATCAAAAACGCGGTTTCTGTGCCCACGGGAGCGCTTGGATTCACCTGGCTGGAAAACTGCTGGGACTGGATTTTGAAATTTAAAGAGGTTGTTGTTTTCGGAGACTGCGAAAACGGAAAAATTACCGTAGCGGACGAGCTTTCCAAAAGGCTTCCGATGCCGGTAAGGGTTACCCAGCCGGAGGATTATTTTGGAGAAAAGGACGCCAACGACATTCTGAGACGCTATGGGAAAGAAGCTGTGGTTTCCGCGGTACATAACGCGAAGCTGAAGCCGGTGAACCGGGTCAAGGAACTTGCGGACGTTCAGGCTGTGGATATTTACAGCATGGAACGGATTTTCACCGGAATCGACGAGATTGACCGGGTGATTGGCGGTTTTTATTTTGGCCAGGTAATTCTGCTGACCGGAAAACGAGGCGAAGGAAAAAGTACCTTTATGAGCCAGCTGATTGTGGAAGCTTTGGAACAGGGATACAAAACTTTCGCGTACAGCGGTGAGCTGACGGATTATCACTTTAAGCGCTGGCTGGATTTTCAGGCGGCAGGGCCGGACAACATTGTATCAAACAAAGATCAATTCGGAGAAGAAACCTACCTGTTAACCAATGAAGTGATCGACAAGCTTAACAACTGGTATCGCGGAAAGGCTTATCTTTATGATAATTCGGCAGTAATTGAAAGCGAAGAATTGGAATCCCTGCTGGTAACCATTGAAAAGGCAGTATGCCGGTATGGAATCCGGTTTGTGTGTATTGATAATTTAATGACCGCCCTTGATGTGGATATGAGAGACGACCTCTACCGAGCGCAGTCAAAGTTTTTGAGAGAATTAAAGCTGCTGGCATACCGCCACAATATTGTGGTTCTTTTAGTGGCACACCCCAGAAAAATGAAAGACGGAAATTTTGCTAATGACGATGTTGCCGGCAGCGGGGATATTACAAACCGGGTTGATGTAGTGATGTCTTATTCCAGAAGCGAGGACAAAGCCTGTGACAGTAAGCTCGCTATTACGAAAAATAGGCTTACCGGCAGGCTGGCAATGGGAGAAAAACAGATCAAGCTTTTTTACAGCAATAAATCCAAACGGATCACCAGCGTTCAGTCGAACGGAAAAAATTACAGCTGGAAATCCGAAAAGGAAATGATTGAATCCGGCCTGCTGGACTTGCCGTTCTGAGGTGCAATATGACGTTTGATGAATTATCTCTTATGGCTTTTCGCAATGATCCCCTCCCCCGCTTCGTAAAACTGCATGAAATGGCCGCGTATTTCGGCCTGCAAAATATTTACTGGAGCTATGAGCACCGTTTTATTTCAAAGGATCAGGCTGCAAAACGTAAAAAAGAGCTTCAATATAGGTTTGAGGACGAAGTAAAAAAGCATGAGGATTCTTTAAAAGACCACCAATACATCGACCAAATCCGTACAGCGCTGGCAGGCTGGTTTAAGAAGGTGGATCAGAGCGGCTGTCCTGTGTGCAGGCGGCTCATTGAGATTTTGGACGGGAGGAATTCACCTCTCTAAATAAGAAAGGAGATTAGCAATGAAA